ATAGCTTCGGCGGCGAGACAGTCACCTGGACCACGTTTGCCACGGTCTGGGCCCAGATGCGTCCGCTCAGCGGGCGGGAGTATTTGGACGCCCGCCAGGCGCAGGCCGACCTGACCACGGAGATTGTGATTCGCTACCTGGCAGGCGTGCTGCCGGAGATGCGCGTCGTCGACGGCGATCATGTCTACGATATCTGGAGCATCAGCAACGTCGAAAGTCTAAATCGGCAGATGGTGCTGCTCTGCCGGGAGGAGGTCAGCCAGTGATCATCGAGGAGGCGCTGTCTGCGTATCTCCTGGCGCATGCAAGTGTGGCGGCGCTGGCCGGGACACGTGGCTATCCTAACGTGGTGCCTCAGGAGGTCGCCCTGCCCAATTGGGCCTACCAGCGCATCTCCGGGCCGGAGCTTATGGATCATGGCGGAAATGCCAAATTAGAATCGGGGCGATTCCAGTTCACCTGCCACGGCGACGAGTACCGGGATGCCAAGAACCTGGCGCGAGCGATCCGGGCGGCGCTGCGCGGTTACCGCGGCCTGATGGGCGGCGCCGGCGGGGTCAATGTGGAGGGTATCTACGTTATCGGCGAGTACGACGGCTACAACGAGCAGTCCAGGGTGCAGACGGTGCGCCTGGATGCAGAGGTGTGGTACCGGCCGTGACGGATACAATCAGCTACAAGCTGGACGGCGCCGATGAGCTGGTCGAGATCCTGACCAAGTTGGGCAATTTGGCCTCGCAGGCACTGTTCGATGGCGCTATGGCCGGTGGCAAAGTGATCGCCGATGAGGCCAATCGCCTGGCGCCCGGCCCGGGTATTACCGTCGAGCCGGAGGAGGTTGGTCCGGGCTACGTGACGGTGGCCATCGGCCCGGAGAAGAAGAAGTGGTATTACCTGTTTGTCGAGACGGGCACGACCGAGCACGAGATCCCCAGGCGCCCGGCGAGCGAGCCGCCAATTGCTTTCGCCGGAACCGAGGGCGAGGTGTTCGAGCGGGCCATGCACCCCGGCATCGCCGCCAGGCCGTTCCTGCGCCCGGCGGTGGACGGGAAGCAGCAGGCGGCTTTCGACGCGGTCGGGAAGACGATTGCTGAATTTATAGATGCGGCAGCCAAATAGCTGCCGGAGGAGCGATAAATGACTGTACAAGGCGCTTTCGGCGTCAAACTCAAAATCACAATCGGCACGGTGCTGACGGCGATCACCAACCTGCTCAGCGTGCCCAACTTTCCCGAGCAGCGCAAGATGCTGGCGGACATGACCGCCCACCCCACCTCGGGCAGTACGGGGTACATGACCAAGATCGACACAGGGGTGCGCGAGCTGACCCCGTTCGAGGTCACCCTGGGCTGGGACGATGCCGATACGACTCACGCGGCGATCTTGACCGCCTTCGCTGCAACCGCAGCGGTCAACATGAGCATCGAGGACCCCGGCGGGGCGGAAGTGATCGCCTTTGCTGGTCATATCGAGATGATCGGGCGTCTGGCCACCTCGCCGGATGGCTACAAGGCGACGGTGCGCATCACCCCGACCGGCGCGCCGACCATCACGTAACCTGGGAGCTGACATGGCGAAAATAATATACCTGAGCCGGGAGGCAATCCTGGCGGCGGATGATCTGCCCGTGGAAGAGGTCGAGGTCCCCGAGTGGGGCGGCACGGTGCGCCTGCGCGCTCCGGACGCCTTCAGCTGGCAGGAGATCAACGCTCAGCTGAAGGATGCCGGGCTGGCGGAGGTGTACGTGATCGCCCTGGCGAGCATGCTGGTGGACGAGCATGGCCAGCCGCTGTTCAGCGCCGACCAGGTCCAGGCGCTGGCGCGCAAGAACTTCCAGGTAGTCCGCCGGCTGGGGACGATTGCCTTCCGCCTGGCCGGCGGCAGCCGCCAGGAAGTCGAGGCCATCGAAGAAAATTTCGAGGCACCCCAGGACGGCGCTTCGCCTTCCGCCTAGCGCTGGCCCTGGGGATTCCGGACGTGGACGCCATGCTGGCCCGTATGCCGGCGCGCCTGTTCCACGAATGGATGGCCTTCGCCCGCCTCGAACCACTGGCCGAGGGTCCATATCTGCAGGAGATGCTCATGCGGCTGGACTGGATGCAGCAGCAGCTGGCGGTCAACAACCTGATCCTGGCCAACGTCAACCGGGACAGGGAGAGGCGGCCTTACCCATATGAGCTCAGTGATTTCCTGCCGCATGCGGAGAGCAGCCCGGCTGAGCCGCAGGATATCTACAAGATGCTGCGCACCTGGGCATTGCTCAATCGCGGCAGGATTGCCGAGGGGAAGCAGATGAAATTATGACCGTTATTAAGCAATTACGCGCTCTACTGACCGCGGAGGCTGGCGACTACGTCAAGAACATGGACGCGGCCGCTAAAGCCGCGGAGAAATTCAAGGGATCCAGCAAAGAGGCGGAAAAGCAAACTAAAAGCTTCGGCGAGCGTTTCAAAGAAGCTTCGAAGCAATATTCCGACATCGTTAAAAACATCACCGGCGCAGCCGTCGGATTTGGCTTGACGATCAAGAAAGCCTTCGACTTCGGCGAAGCCGGAGCGAAGGTGATCCAGACTGGCGAATCGTTCGATTTCCTGATCAAAAAGATCGGCGCCACTCCGGACCTCCTGGATCGGTTGAAGACAGCCAGCCGGGGCACGATCAGCAATCTGGACCTGATGGCGGCCTCTTCTACATTACTGGCCGGCGCCCAGGGGAATGTGGCTACCGAGATGGCCAATGCCCTGCCGCGTCTGCTGGAGATCGCCAAGGCGGCCGAGAAGGCCAACCCGGCGCTGGGCAACACCTCCTTCCTGTTCCAGTCGCTGGCCACAGGTATCAAGCGCAGCCAGCCGCTGATCATCGACAACACTGGCCTAACGCTCAAGCTGGGCGAGGCTAACGAGAAATACGCCGCCAAATTGGGCAAGACGGTCGAGCAGATGACCGCGGGAGAGAAGCAGATCGCCCTGCTCAACGCTACGCTGGAGGCGGGCAACGTGCTGATCCAGCAGGTGGGCGGGACGACCGAATCGGTCGTGGATCCGTTCACCAGGTTGGATGCCACAGTCGAGAATATCAGCAACCGGCTCAAAACGAAATTCGCGCCTTCTTTGGCGACTGCCGCAACAGCGCTCGAGCTGATCATGACCTGGGATGAGCGCGTCGACGCAGCCATGCAGGAACATTTGGATACAGTGATCAAGACGGCGGGCAGTTATCAGGAATACGAAGCTGAGCTCAGACGCTCTGCGGGCGTTACCGGCCAGGTTGTCATGACCCAGGAGCAGTACAACCGGGCGATGGAGCAGGGCGGTTTTGCAGCCGGCTATGCCAGGAATGCCGTGATCCTTTTAACGGAGGAGGAACTCAGGGCAGATCGAATCAGGGAGCAGACGCGTGGTGGAATCGTAAAGACCCGCGGCGCTTTGTCGGAAATGGGCGATGCAGCAGGAGCTGCGGCGGAAGAATTGGGCAATGCAAATATCGAGCTCGTCAAGCTGGACAAGGCAAGGCTGGGTCAGGAGGCCGTCGAGCAGCTCAACGCGGCCTTCGACGCCGGACTGATCGACATCGACGAGTACCGTTTCCTGATGGTCGAGGTCGGCGGCAAGTTCCTGGAACTGCCGGCGGACCAGCTCACCGCCAGCCTGGCGCTGGCAGACCTCAAACAGGACTTCCAGGAGGGCGAGCTGACCGCCCGGGAATACTACAACCGAATCGTCGATATCGGCGTTGAGCTGGGGCTGCTTCCGGACCGGGTGGACGTCGATATCTATTTGAACACGCACGGCAGCATCCCGAGCGTGCCAGGGCTGCCCAGGGTGCCTGGCGCGCCTATTCCGCGCCAGTCAGGCGGGCCGGTGGAGCCAGGGCGCGTCTACCAGCTACACGGGCCGGAGTTATTCGTCTCGAACTTTCCCGGGCAGATCATCCCTAACAGCCAGCTTGGAGCTGCCGGCGGAGGCGGAATGGTTAATAATTTTTATAATTACAACTACAACAGCCAGGCGGCGGCGATGAACTGGGCGCAGATCATGACCCTGCGCGGCCAGCGCCTGGATAGGAGCATGAGCTGATGGCCGAGGTGCTATCGCTGATCGATCGTGGGGCCACCATTACAGCGCAGCTCAATGCGCCCGCCGCGGGGAATGGCAATTGGTCCACGCGCCTGGGCGGCTGGCAAACTGCGCCTGGACCAGGAGGGCTGGTGACCGAGACTCTGCAGCTCTTTGCCAGCGGCACGGACGCACAGATGACCAGCTCGATCAACAAGATCGACCTATTGATCCAGATGATGAGAGACTATTTCGCCAATCCGCTGGCCCGCTACGATCAGTCCGTCTGGCTGCATCAAAACGCGGCGGCGGAGAGCCCCAAACGCTCGCTGGTCTACAATATACTCTTTCAGCCGGCGCAGGAATTGACTTTCACGCCGCATCTGGGCCGCGCTTCAGTGCCCTACACGTTAGTGTTGGAGCGCCATCCTCTATGGGAGAACAACGCTGCCTCCACCTATTCCGGGAGCGCCATCTCCTGTTTCGGCGGCACGTGGCAGCCCAGCGTAGACACGGGCAGCGAGGACGGGCGGATCGAGAAGTTCGAGGTGCGAGGGCGCAGCGGCTTCACCACCCCGCTGCGCAGGATCTGGCTGGGGATCAAGCCCACCTACAGCGGACTGACCGGCTTCGATCCGACCTGGGAGCTGGAGCATGGATCGGTGTACAACGGAGCGACCAAGACAGCCGTGACGGGGGCCAGCGGCGCCGGCAATAACTGCGTGCGAGTTACCAGCGTGGCCAGCACTCTGACTAAATACGCCGGCATCACCGTGGCCAATCACGTGGCAGCCGTGGGCGGCGAATCATACGCGTATGCAGGCAAATTCCTGATATTGTGCCGCTGCAAGCTGGACGCTGGCACTGTGGCGCTGCGCATGTACCAGGGCATCACCGCCAGCGCCAGCCTGGGCGCCTATGTGCCCTCCGAGCCGGTATATATCAGCAACACGAATTGGAGATTGATCGAGCTGGGCGTAGTGCAGTTTCCCTTCTTCGGCCGCAAGGACGTCGATGGCTGGCTCTATCTAGACTATGAGGAGATACACATCTACGCCGAGCAAGTCAGCGGCACGACCGCTGCGCTGGACCTTGACGCGCTGGTGCTCATCCCAGCCGAACGCATGGCTATTGCCAAAAACACCAATACGTTTTATGGCAGCGTCTCCGATTTGCGCCCGACATCGTTTTTGACTCACGAGACCGAGGAGACCCAGTGCCTGAATTATTACGGCACGATTCCCATTCTGCGCCCGGAGGCGACCATACAGAACTTTTTTTATCCAATCGACGGCGGCATATTCGTGCTGTCGGCCGAGCGGGATGCCTCTCACGAGCTCGGCGATCAAGTTGATGCGGCCTTGTGGGTCTATCCACGCTGGAGGAGCATTCGAGCCACATGACCACGCCCGAATATACGCTCGAGCTTTTCACCAGCGTGCTGGACGGGCAGAATTTCCTTGTCAACGTCACCGAGCAGGCGCTGAATTACCGGCGCTCGATCCGCCTGTTCGGCGGCTACTGGCGCGCGACTTTTACCCTTGAGCTTGAGCTGGCCGACCTGATGCGCTGGTTCTACAATTATCTCGGCTGTCATTTCCAGGAGAGATCCGGCGGCGAGATCTCCTGGCAGGGACTGGTCTACGAGATGACACTGGACGATGGACGCGTCTCGCGCCGGCGCACACTGGACGAGATGTATAACCACGTGCGCGCCACCTATATCGACAGCAATCAGGCGCAACAGACCACTTCGGCGGCCAGCCAGGCCCAATCTATTGCCCGCTATGGCAGGCGAGAAAATATCCTGAGCATGGACCGCTTCGATCAGGCGCCTGCCGAAGCGCGCCGGGACGCTTTCTTGAACATCAACGCCTGGCCCTGGGCCCGGCCGGAGAGCGGTATGCTGCAGGAAGCCAGGATGCCTTCCCTATTGGTCGCTGCCTGCGGCTACGTCTTCACGGCCAACTGGCGCTATACGACCACGGCGGACAATTCAAACAGCACAATCTCGACCTGGCTGAAGGACATCATAGACACGGACTGCCAGGACTATCTGCGCTCGGGGCAGATCGCGAGCAACAGCACTGCGCTGAAACAGACGCTGGACGTGCCTACCCGCTCGTGGGACTTGGTCCAGGAGCTGGTCGAGCTGGGCGACTCGAGCGGTAATCCTTACCGCTGCTACGTCGAGAACGAGCGTTACGTGCGCTACCAGCAAATCGTCAAGCAACCTGATTACTACATTCAAAAGGGCCAGCTCACCAAGACGATCAGCGATGCATCCGGCGTCAATCCCTGGCTGGTCAAACCGGGAGTGTTCAGGGACCTCGATTACCCAATACGCCGCCAGGAGCAGGGCTCCTGGTTCGACGATGCCCGGGATTTCTTGACCGAAGAGATCAGTGTCGGCGCGCTGAGCGGCTTATCTTGGCGAGCGCTGGAGTTTGACGAGGCCGAGCTGCTGGCTGCCCAGCAGGAATATCAGACCTGGCTGGAGATGTTCGCCGGTCCGGAAGCTGCCGCAGAGATCGGCGGCGGGAGGATCCGCTGGGGGAAGATCCTGCGGTCCGAGGGGATCAGTTGGAAGGCCTTCCGGGCCATGTCACAGGCGCAGCGGTTAGCGCTGCGCAGGAAATATCCAGAGTGGGGGCACTGGAATTGAGATGGGTCTATTAGGCAGAAAGCCAATCGAGAGAGATGCTCGGGCGCTGCGCCCATTGATCCTGAGCAACCGGCTAACATTCGTTCCATTAACCACGCCGCTCACTTCGACGAGCTGGGACGGGGATGCGTATAGCACGACAGCCAAGACGCTGATCGATCTTAGCGCGTTGTTTGGCGCGCCGACGGGGATCAAGGCGATTGCGGTCAGAATTACTGCCAGGGATAGCGGGAGTGCCTCAGGCAGTGGATTATTCTTTATGTTGGCTCCAAATAATGTGGCAAACCAATCGGCGTTAACTGTTAGACTGGATGGAGTTCCAAATGACGGTTTTAGAGACGCTTCTGGAATCTGTCCATGCGATGCGAATGGTGATATATATTACCAAATACAAGCCAGCGGAGCGGGAACGCTGGATGCTTTTATAGTAATCTGGGGTTATTGGTTGTAAGCCGCAAGCCCGGGCCTTTCCGGAGGGGCCGGGCTTGGACGGAACGAGAGAGCTACCAATAAAACAAGTCGGCAGAAATACTGCCGCACGCGGACGCCGAGGTGGGCATTGCACCCGCTTTGCCGGGACCAGACCCCGGCTTTCGGCCTTTCACAGATGACATCCGGCTCTCGCTCATGGGGAGATTATAACATTTTACCCATATTTCGTATAGATTAAATATTCCAGTTCGCCACCGGCGAGGCCAGGCGGTGATTGGCGTCCAGGTCAGCCTGGGCGATGGCCAGGTAAGAGCGGACCATATCCAGGGTGCTGTGCCCGAGCATGAGCTGCAGGCTCCACGGGTCGCCGCCATTGCGCAGATAGTTGATGGCAAAGGTGTGGCGAAAGCGGTGCACGTTGACATCTGGCA